CCAACCAACAGGTTACCGTTAAACTGCACCTTAGCCTTGTTGCTAAGTTTACGACCCGGCTTCTTTTCAGATGTCAAGGCAACGCCTTTGGCCTCCAATAGCGCCTCATAGAAGGCGGTGAAGTTCAACCGTTCGGTGCCATCCTTCTTGGTGCTTACATAGCCGCATTCGCGGACAAGCACTGATTTGGAGGCATCACCTAGTTCTTTCAGCTTTGCGAGTAGCTCAGATCCGGTCAGCATTTGGTATGGGTGTGCTGGGCTTGCTCAGTATATCCTAATGCCTGTCGATCTGCCAGCACCAGCATGTAATGGGTTGAATTCACGCCAGATCAGATAGCCGAGTGCGTCATTCATGTGGTCATGGCCGCCATCCTTATCGGGTTCGCCTTTCTCGGTGTAACACTGCAGCTCTAGGCATTCGATCATGCGCTTGCAAGTTTCTGACACCTGCAACCGGATCTGCCCTTTGCCATTTTCTAGTAGCGCCTGGACTGCTGCGACGCGATCACGCACTGGTGGATTGGCACGTGGTGACTGGTTGCTGATGCCGTATGTCTCAAGGATCTGAATGTCAGTTTGCGTTGCATTAGTGCTGCGGTTGCCGCCGCTGGCATCTGGATAGCCGTAGATGCGATGGTCTGGGTACCGCCTGCGAATTTCAGCACCAAGCTGGTCGGTGTCATGAGCGCCTGAGATCTCGTCAATGATGACCAACCCTTTAGCAGTGCGTATGCCGATAACAGCCGACATGTTGCCAACGTTGAAGTCAACGCCAACCCTGAGCGGTTCACGGTCAATGCTGGGCAGGTCAGTGGTTACATGTTTCTCCCGCGTGAAGCGGTCGTAAACAGTGCCGGTTGTCAGGTTGACGAAGTCGCCGTCGAGGTATGCCCGCAGCATTGTCGGGTCATAGTTGGCCTGCAGCCGCTCGATGAAGTCAGCAGGTAGGTGTGGGTTATCCACTGACCGCATCTTGATCAGCTTGCGGTCATCACGGCCGCGTGCTTCATCGCTGCCGAATGTGTTCCACATCCAGCGGAAGCCTTCTGGCGTGGATGCTGCTCCAAACTGGCGGACATTACCGGCACGCAAGCGGCCAAGGATCTTGGGGAATGCCTTGTTGGCGATAGATGGCGTGACGGTGTCGATCTCATCAGCTAGCACCCAGGCAAGGTTCAAGCCAATGATGCGGCTCCAATTCTCGAAGCTGCGACACAGGATCTTGGTATCACCGCCTGGCAGGTGCAGCATGTATTCCGGCAGCGGGCTGGCGCGAAAAGTGTATGGGATGCCGTAAGCGTCGAGGAAATCATCGAAGTCGTTTTGCCAGATGTCGCGGATTAGCGGCCCCGTGGGCTCCATCACCGCGCCAATAAAGCCTTGGTTGGCCACGGCCAGCATCACCGCTTTAGCGCATAACGCACGGGTCTTACCAGCGCCATAGCCAGCGGAAATGCCAATGATCTGCGTGGCGGTGTCATCAACAAATGCAAGCTGGCCTGGGTGTAGGCCATTGCGGATGTTTGCTATTTGCTCACTCATGGATGATGCGGTTGGCATCTCCATAAAGCTAAGCAATGGCACAGGCTCGCAGATGCCGGTAACGAGGCTCACAAGGGCTTGCGGATGATCGTCTTGGCGGTGCCATCAGGCTTTACGACGATGCGATGCAGAATCCGCGGCTCATCACCCTTGGGCTTAAGCAGTCGGCCAACAGCGGTAACGGTGGGTGTCATTCTGCATCCTCGTCAGTAGTGAACAGGTCGTTAAGCAGCTCAGCCTTAGCGATTTCAAGCGCGCCAATCAGCTCAATAGCTGACAGCTCAGATTCGCCAATGAGATCAGCAAGGCTGGCGAGAAACAATTCCATATTGTAAGGTGATAACGTGTTGAGCTTAGCAGAGTCAACGTTTGCGCTTTGCACGCGGAGACACAAATTGACCAACAACACCTTGCCGGCGTTGCTGGGATTTAACTGAAGGCAGCCGCTCGCCAGTGACTTGTCGATAAAGGCCCATTACTTTGCTGTCATATTTCTTGCCAAGAGACAACGCAGCCCTGGTTTCAGCCGCAAACTCTGCTGGGCTAGTTCGTGCATATTGACTCACCCGCCTAGCCAGCCTTTGCGTTGCAACTACTTTGTCTGCATCTGCGTAAATTTGCCCTTTCTTTCTCAATTGCATTTCAAAACTGGCTGCCATTTTCATAGGATTATGCCTAATATGCCCAAGTTCATGCTGAACAACGTGGCCTGCTTTAGCTGTTGAAAAAAGATTCCGCCTCCTATCCTTAATTGCGGATTGCCGAGGATTTGCCCACGAAGAATGGGAAGCGTTAAAATCAATTTGATTGGGCGTTTTTGAGCTAACAGACGCAACTGAACTACTTCGTTTGTTGCTTCTTAGTGCTGTTCGTGCTCCAGCCATTTCTGCTGTTTTTCTGGCATTAGCAATATTTGCTTTAGCATCAGTGCCGTAACCAGGTGTTGATTTTGTTGCTCTTGAAAAAAGATTTTCTGGCCTAGCGTTAGCTTTAACTAGGACGCGTTTTTTGGCTACATTTGTCGCAGTCTTGCCTTGCCCAATTTTGCTAGCGGCGCTAGGGTCGCGCTTTACTTTTCCTTTGATGGTGCCTGCTGCTTTAGAGCCACTGGCTTGCATAGTTTGCGTCTTGCGCTTATTACCTGCTGCTGTCCTAAGCCGTCCGCCTCTTGCCGTAGCTCCTGCGCCTTTCGGAGCAAATCTGCCTCGATTGTCACGGGAATAACGGCGTGCCATTGCTAATGTTTCATTGCACGCAGTCTAATCACTTCATCTCAAACTGCAGCAGCGAAGCCTGAGCTTTTAGGAACTGCAGTGCCGCAAGTCGGTTGGTAGTGGTGACACCTTCATCGCGATCTTCAGGATTAAGCTCCTGCCATCTCCAATCTTGCAGCTCAGCAACAGACTGCTCCAACCATTTAGGGCGCTCAATTTCTAGATCACGCGATAACAATTGCCGTGCTTCGGCAAGGTAAGTTTCGCCTGTTCTTTCACTTACTTTCCATTTTTCCGAAGCATGACGAAGGATTCGATACCTAGAGGCCCCTTTAATTAGGAGCCTGTAGATCTCATGCACCCGTAGGATTTTCTCGTGTTCAGTGCCCTTGCGCGCCACGGAATTAACTGCGAATTTGCACAGGCATAATCAGGTAAGTCTGATCTGATGCATTGGTTGGCGTGATAACTACAGGAGTAGTAGCACCATTTGCCGATAGTGTAACAGATTCCGCTGAACGGAATGCTTTTAGACCATCGAGCAGGTAATGCACGTTGAAGGCTAGCGCTAGTTTGCCAGTGGTGCCGGTGTATTTGATGGATTCGGTGCCATTGCTGGCATCCGCTTCAGCGCTGATCACCATGGTGCCATTGTCGCCGATGAGTAGTTTGACGATTTCGCCAATGAGCGCAACACGCTCAAGGCATCGCGCAAAGCGGTGACGATCAAGGGTGATAGCGGTGTCGAAGGTGGCGGGTATGAGCTTTGCCACATCGGGGTAAGTGCCATCAAGGATGCGGCTGTAGATGGTGATGCCATCGCCGGCGTCGATAACCGCTTGGCCATTAGCTGCTGCGATGCCAACGGTGCGATCCTGCAACAGCTTCATGGTGCTGGCTGGCAGGGTGAGGTTAATGCCATCGGGTAGGTCCACCGGCAGCCGCATGAGCCGATGGCCATCGGTGGCTTCCATGAAGCCGTTGGCGAGGTGAATCCCCTGTAGCACCTGCTTGGATGCGTCAGTGCTGGCTGCCATGAGACATGCACGCACGCCAGCGGTGATGTCTAGGTCAGCGCTAGGAGCCTCTACAACGGGCATCGCCGGGTAATCGGCTGCATCCTGCCCAGCAAGGCCGTAGGAGCCCCCAGAGGCGCTCACAGTGCCATCTGCGACCTCCACAGCCTCCGTGTCATCCATGCGGCTTACAAGGCCAGCTAGAAGCCGATACGGAAGTGCCATGGCGCCGGCAACGTTGACGGCTGCCGGGATGGTGACGGTGATGCCTAGGTCAAGGTTGAAGCCGGTGATGGTGGCAGTGGCGTTAGCAGCGGTGATCAGGCAGCAGTCAAGGATCGGGTGTGAGCTGCGAACACCAACGGCTGGTGCAATGGTGCGTAAGGCGTGGTCGAGATCAACCTGCGAGGTGATGAGCTTCATGGAGTGATGCGATGATTTTGCTGTAGTCGTCTTCAAAGCTGATGACCAGTTCCATGGGGATTGGCTGGCCGTCGTCTTGAGCATTGTCGCGGATGGCCGCGGCGTATGCAAGCGCTCGTGTCATGCAGTCATGGAGTCGGTTGATGACCGGCGACTGCTTGGCTGGGATGTTGATCAAGTCTGGTGATGACATAAGCGATAAGTGTTTCAACTTGCATCCTGGGCAGATCACCGCGCATGAAGGCAACGGCATCAGCCACCAACGCATGATACTCCGCCGTGGTGAGCCGCCTTAACGCTCTGTCACGAATGAACGCAGCACGGGATGTGCCAGCGCTAGCGGCTTGGTGGTCCAATGCCGCCAGATCGGTGGCTTCAAAACGGACTTTGATCTCTTGCATGGGCATTTGGAGGTTGGACGAAGTTAGACGCCTTGGTATGACTGGGTTTGTCCGACCGTCTAACCAACCTAACCTCTTAAAGAGAATAAGTAAATAGAGGAGTAGGGGGGGTGTGGGGTAACTCTCTAAGGGAGGTAGGTCGGACCGGAGGTTAGGCGGCTGAGATCCACTGCGCCAGAATGGATCCCGCCGCCTAGCCCTTAGGTTGGTCGTCTAACTGGTAGTACCAGCGGCGCTTGCCGGATGATTCGCGACGTTTGGTCCAACCCAGCTCTTTGAGGATGGATGCAACCTGCATCTGGTCCACTTTGGTCTGGCGCTCCATCGGCTTTTGTATAGCCTTTGCAAGGATCTCTTCAGAGGTCAATACATCAGCAGATCGCCGATCTGTTAAGTAGGTAAGGATAGCTAGCCGCCATGGTGATTCAATCATGTAAGTATCATTTTCCTGCTGCACTGCAAGTTCCATTGCAACTGGCAAACGATTAGTTTCACCATTTCGATATGCGTGGACAGCAGCGGACCAGATCGCATCGCGCTCCATGAGCAGCATGGCGGTGTTAATTTGATCAACTTGTGTTTTGGTTGTAGGTATCACCCAGAAGCGACGGTTTCCGGTTTCATCAACCAAGAATCCCGTAGTCTTATTGGTGGTACCAACAATAATGCCACGCCTAGGAAATGCCTCAACGGCCTTGCCGTATGGCACCCTCAGTAAGTCAATAGCTTGCGAGAGGAATGCCTTTACCTGACCGGCATGTTTGCGGTTAGTGATGTGATCTAATTCTGCCCATTCCATAATCCATGAGCGATGCAAAACCATGACATCATCCTTGGTGCTGATGTCACCTAAAGCATCGGAATAGAACGGACCGCCTAAACATCCCCAGAAACTAGACTTATAAGCACCTTGATCGCCCATGATTACGCAAGCGGTGTCATGCTTGTAACCAGGGTCAAAAGCACGAGCAACAGCACCAATTAGCGTGCGTTTTAGCATCTCGTCGTAGATGGTGGTGCCGTCATCACCTGGCCGGAGATAGGCGGTAGCCAGACCATCGATGTAGGTCGGCTCAACATGTCGCTCGCAATGGAGCAGGTATTCGGTGACAGGGTTGTAGGGATTTTCATTGGCTACCTGCACAAGGCAATCAATGGCTAGTTCTTTGCCGACCTTGTAACCCATTTCGGCCAGCTTGAGGTAAAAACGATCAGCGCCATCAATGGCCTTTTCTTTGATCTCGATCTGCTGGGTGAAGACGTTGTAGCGAATCTCATCGGCTTGACTACGCAGCAGCGCTAGCAGCTCTGCAGTTTCCAGCTTTTCGGGTTTGGTGATGATGGGCGGCTTGCTATCCCCATTTGCCACGCTGCGGCTCGGTTCTTGCCGTTGCGACCGCCACCCATCCTTCTTGGCCATATCGCCAAGGGTGCCAAGGCTGATGCCGGACTTTTTGAAACTCTTCCACTTGCGCTGGCAGTCGCTGGGCTTGTGCTTGTTGGACTGCGCCGACCAGTGTTCCCAGTCGCCTAGAAGGCTGTCATCGCCGACGCTATGGAGCGCCATGCCAACTGCTAACCAGTCGTCGTAATCATCAGCGCGACTAGCCGACAGGGCCTCTAGGTATGACCGCGCCCTAGCTGCATCATCAGATGCCACCAGCAATGGTGCCGGCTGTGCCACCGGCTTGAGCATTTTCTCTATGAGGCAAAGCGGCGCTTCTGCTAGGTCGAGGTCTTCGGGGCTGTATTTGGTGACCCAGTGATAGCCGGTAGTGGTTGGGTGCGCACCAGCTACAACAGATTGGCAACCAGTCCAGCGGAGCTCCACTTGCTCGGGTTTGCCTTCGGAGTCGGTGACACCGGTCTTGTATTTGCGTGTGGCAATGTCTGGCCAATACTGCTCTGGTACGCGGTAAATGACCTGAAACCTGCCATCACGACCACTGGTAACGGTCCACGACCGCGGCAATGACGACATGGGACAACCCCAGTCGCGCAGGATGGTGCTGGCGCTGCGGCCATCGTGATCAAGAAACAACAGACCACCGGATGGAACACCGCAGCACACGCCAATGGCTTTGGCGCTGCCAGCTTCTAGCTCAACCTGCAGGCCGGCCTTGTCGAGTGGCCGCTCCTGCCATTTGGTTTGGTATGGCCGCTTCTGATCATCGACAGCAACATATCCCCACCCATCGGGTAGGCGTGCAAGCTCTTCGGATAGGGTCATCGCTTAGTCGCTGGCAGGATGCCGTGCAGGTGCAGATCAAGCGACTGCTCCAGTAGCAACCGTATGGCAGTGGCACGGCTCATGCGATCACCACGCCAGGAATCAAGGCGCCGTTGCAGGTCGGCGGTGAGGCGTATATGGGTTGGATGGCTAAGACGCACGATGCTGGGCGAGGTGCTTGCACACTGTAGCAGCGGCTGCTACGGAAGCAAGGGTTGCGCCTCCGCGGCGCGTCCTGTATGATTCACGCAAGCGGCGCGCTTAACGCGTCAGCCGCGCTCAACACAGCCATTACCGCCATGACCTCGCGTCGCATCTTCGGCTCGGACTCCAAGACCGAGCTGCTGCCTTT